GTCAGCAGCCCATGATCGCTCTCGCCTGGGTCACCCGGATCGCCCTGTGCCCCAGTGGCACCCGTGGCCCCGACCCCGAGCGCCTGCCCCTGGTCGTTGTAGAAGGTCCAGCGCCCGTCGTAGGTGGCGAAGCCGCCAGCCAGGATGGTGGTCGCCGGCAGAATCCCATTCGCCGCGGCAGTGCCGTTGACAGTCAGTCGAGCAGTGCGTGCCGTGCCAGTCTCATTGGAGAGGTGGATGCCCTTGATGATCGCGGCCTTACCGGTCGGGGCCGTATACAGAGTTCCGATGCTCGACGGGAGCTGGCCCTGCGCGAGAACACTGAACTTATCGCCGGTCGCCGTCGTGACCCCGCTCCCGTCAACAGCCACCTCGTCGCCATAGATGGTGTACGTGATGGCGGTGGCGGCAGAGGCAACTCCGCGGATTGTCTCGGCGGCGGCAAGGGTCAGTGACATTAGGTCGCTCCTAGCTGATGAAGAAGGCGAAGGTTCGTGGGGTGGCGGTGGCGGCCGCGGCTGTCCCCGCGCCTAGCTCGATCCACACTGCCGCGCCAGTGGCAACCGAATGGGCCACCCACGAGCCGAACGATTCGGTCGGGTTGTCGATGTCATCGACCCACACCCAGTGCGTGCCGCGCCGCATGCCCATGGTGGCGAAGTCGTCGTCGGCGCCGGGTGGGCGAGTGGCGAAGAAGTGTTCGGTGTCGCTGCACCGCTTGGCGCGCGGGCCAGTGCCAATGAGCAGCGGATGACCGTCGCCGACCGATCCGCCAAGGCCAGTGACCGTAACCAGGTTGTACGCGTTGTTGGTGCCGAGGCCATAGCCATCGACTTCCAGCACCATGAAGTCGGTGCCGGTCGGAGCGGTGAAGGACCCGCTGTAGTGGAGCCAACCCTCCTGCGGCACGTCCACCGCAAGGTCGTGTGTCGCCAGCGGCACGCCTTCGCCGTCCTCATAGAAGCTGACCCTGAGAATGTCCATCGGGTCGTCGTGCACCGAAGCCGATGCCCACGCCCATGCACTCCAGTTGTATGTGCCGCCCGCCGTGGCAGGCAGTGGCGGACTATTCGGGTCGGTCGAGGCGGCAGTGCCGCCCCATCCCACTTTGCCTGTCGTGCCAGCCGGTCCGGGAGGGTTACCGTCCGTGCCTGCCAGGACCGAGTTCAGCGGCCACGTGTCGGTGCCGGATGGATAGACGGCGACGGTCTGTGCGCCTGCGCTGAAGTCGAGCGGCCCGTACAGCACCTCGGCGGGGTCGCCCGCTCGGCATAGCTGCGGGTTCGGCGGGTGGGTGTGCGACGGAGTGGACGAGACCTGGAACCGTCGCTCGGCCATCGAGGAATACGACGACCCGAGATCGTAGAACACGTCCCAGTCGCCACCGGGGCGCAGGATGACGGTCGCAGCCGCTACCGGGAAGGTCTGCTCGTTGTAGTCCCACTGGGTCGCGCCCGAATGAACCGTCGCGAGGTCGTCGAGCAGCACGCCGGCCGTCTCAAACGGCAGATAGTGCCCGGTCGATGGTGTCGTGCCCAAGCGGCCCCGCAGCCGCAGGGTATCCCCCGCGTCGTCACGAGCTCCGAGCTGGACGGTGGCGATGTTCTCGAGCGCTGTCGCAGCCGCAGCGTCGGAGGGGTAGAAGCCCTCCCATGGGATGTCGGTGGAGCCGGTGGACAGTCCGTAGATGTCCTGTCCACCGGCCAGCAGTGCCGAGCGCTTGATGTGGGCAGTGATGGCGCGCAGCGCGTCGGACTTGATGTTGCCGGTGGTGATGTCCCCGCCGGTGGGTGCTTGGAAGCGGACGACGTTGGTGCCCCACGATGCCCCAATGCGGCTCCGCCGATGAGTCGCCGCGGGGTAGGCGTTGAGGACGAACGTGTCGGGATCCATCGACACGTACAGGCCAGCTTCCATGAGCCGCTTGACGACGGCCAGCAGGTTGTCGCCGACCTGTGGGCGGAACTCCGCATCGAACAGGGCGAACAGGTTGCCGTTGGTGTCGCGCGTCCAGTCGAAGCTGGTCGTCAGGGCTGGTAGCGGATTCTCGGTCCGGTCGTCATCGTGGGTGTCGCTGACGGACTCCCCCGCCGGCGTGTCGCCGTGCTTGTGGACGCCGGGGGTGAAGTGCTGCGCCTCGTAGATGGCGCGCCACAACATGCCGCCCAATGAAGGACCAGTCGCAACGTCGCCCGAGATGCCGAGCGTGTCCCACTGCGCGTCCAGCCGCCATATCTGGTCGAACGGGTCCTGCCCGACGTAGCCCGCCGCGCTGATGTAGGTGTGCGACCACATGATGGCGCGGGCCAAGTAAGAGAGCGTCCCGGCCCCGCCGAAGGTGAGCAGGCGCGTACCCCGCTCGTCGAGGGCTGCGAAGTCGCCGGTGTCAAGGAAGAAGCCGCCCACCACGGCCTCGGTGACAGCCACCGTGTCCTCACGGACGACACGGACGTACTGGAGTCCCAGCGGGTCGATGAACTGCGCCTCGGCCGTGTCAGCACGGATGCTGAACCGCCCCGAGCCGGTGCCGTTGGCCTCGCCGCGATACTCCGCGGATTGGAGCTTGGTGAAACGGACCAGCCGCGCCCCATCCTTGGGGTCGTCGCGCGGGTAGAGGTCGCAGTGGTACTGAATCGCCATTAGGGAGTCACAGCCCAGTTCGGCGGTGACTTGATCGACACCAGCTCGAGATGGCCGGTCCAGTACAGAGACGCGAACTCAAACTCAGCCACCATCCGCATCGGGCGGCAGTTGGTGAGACTGGCCGAGGCAGCGCCGAACTCACCTGTGGTGGAGATGGTGATGAGCGAGTTGACGTTCATCACCGCCACCAGGGCAGCCATGCGCGAGCGGAAAGATGCCTGCTGGTCGGCTGCCGTGGAGCCACTACCGATTACGCAGCCGTACAGGCGCAGCGGGCGATTGATAGCCCGCCATTGGCCGGGATCCATGCCCGCCGCGAGCGGAATGTCGTCATCGGCGCCGACATGCTCCGCCAGCTCCGAAGGATGACCGTTACGGAACTCAAACATCAGCCCGTTGGTGGAGAGGTTGGTCACGTCGAGCGAGGCGAGCTGGATCATGTCAAACGGCCCTCAGACATGACGCCCAGTTCCATCAGCTGCTCCACCATCTCGGCAGCGCTATGAACCTCATACGGGACGCCACTAACGCTCAGGTTGTAGTTGATGGTCTGGCTGGCCGCGACTCCTCCCGCCCCATAGCCGGCCCCGACCATGCCCACAGACGGAACAAGAGCACCGGCCAGCGCCATTGCGGCGGCTGATCCGGTGCCAAGGTTTGCGAATATTCCGCCGGCGATGGTGTCGACGATGTTGCCGCCGATCTTGGTGATGCCATACAGCGGCGAGTTGTGGTCCTTCGGCTCCGACTCGATGAACACGGGCCCGCTGACATTCGCAGCCAATGCCCATGCGGCATTGCTTGCCGTTCCGCGGTCGATCTCGTACCAGATGCCGTCGGCTAGGGTTTGCACCAGGTTGCGTCCGGCGTTGTAGCCGTTCAGGCTGTTGAGCTGGCGGTTGATGTCGGCGATTACCTTGTCGATGGCCGCCACCGCACCCTTGTCCCCCAGCTCGGCCTGGATGCCACGCGCCAGCATGAGCTGCATCTTCTGGCCGCGCAGGCGGGCGATCTCCTCGCCGGGTGTCAGGCGCTCGTCGAGATGCTTGAGCAGGGCGTCGATCTCGTTGGAGAGTGAATCCTGGGCCTCGAAGATGCCGAGGTTGTAGGCCGCTACGCTGTCCTCGCCCGACTGGCGAATCTGCTCCCAGTTGTCGAGGATCGCCTGCGGGATGGCGTTGGCGATCTCCTCGGCCTCGATGCGGACCAGCCCGGCGGCCTCCGACATGGAGTCGGTCATGCTGCGCGCGGAGCCCTCCATGCCCACCGCCATCTCATCGGCGCTGACGAGCATGTGGTCCACGGTGTCTGCGAAGGACGTACCGGCATCGTCGCTGGCTTCGCCGACCAGTTGCCACGCCGTCTGAAAGTCCAGACCCAGCATCTCGGCGAGATGCCGGACCTTCTCGTAGTTCTCCTCGGTGTGGCGCGTGAAGTTGTCGGTGAGGTCGTTGACGGAGCCGACGAATGTCTCGATGTCGGTGATGACCGCGAGCTGCTGATCCGCCACGAAGCGCCCGAACTCGGCGTTGAAGTTGTCGATCCGGGCTTGGTTCTGGGCCAGCTTGACGGCGATATCGTCCTGCGCGGATGCGAACCGGCCAGCAGATGTAGCCGACTGGTCCATGATGATGTCGAGGATGGCGATGGCCTCGGAGTTCTTCTTGGCGGCGTCGGTCGAGGTGTCCAGCCCCAGCGCGGCGATGCGTGAGTTCACATCCACCTGCTTGATCGCCACACCGAACTTCTCGATGGTGTCGCGCTCGCCACGCATGGCCGAGGTGATGGCCTCGAGCGCCTGCTGCGGCGTCTTACCGAAGGCCAGCGCCATGTCGGCGGCACGCTGCTGGAGCTGCACCACCCGCTCGGCCGCCTCGTCAGCACTGAAGCCCATGTTGAGCAACGTCTGGCCCATCACCGCGGCTGCTTCGTTGACTTCGCGCTTCGACAAGCCCGCGGCGTCGGCTGCCGTCTCGCCCCATGCGTGGATCACATCGGCCGAGCTGCCGAATACCTCATCCACGGTGCGGGTCGTCTGCTGGAGCTCGCTGAACGCCTCAGACGCATCACCAGCCATGCGGATAAGTTGATGCAGCCCGAGACCGATACCCAGCGCACCCGCAGCGCCAATGATGTTCTTTGGCGACAGCGCAGACTTGAGCCGCTGCCCCAGTGTCAGGGTGCCCTTCTCGGCACCCTGGAGATCCCGGTGGAACCCGCTGAGGTCGCCTCGGATCGCGACCGCCGCGTCCGCCACGACCACGCCGAACACAAGGTACAGAGGCAGGTCGAACCAGGAAATATCCGGCATTACTGGTGCGCTCCTCTAGTGGGTCTTCACCTTGTCCGGGAACCGCTGGGCGAGGCGATTCACGGTGGCGGTGAACTGCTGGGGATCAGGGGCGGTGGGCCGATGCCGGGCGCGCCACTTCCGCAGGGCGGCGGCATCGTGGGTGATGAGATACCCGGTGTTGACGCCGATGGTGATGCGATCCAGGTCGGTCTCGGCCTGGAGCCGCCTGCGCTCGATGGCGGCGTCGGCGAAGGCGTAGAGCTGCTCGTCGCTCAGGCGGCTCTCGATGACTTCCGGCGTCCACCCGTATTCCGCCGCGAAGAACTCGTAGACTTCGACCCAGCCGCCAGGCGCGCCATGTTCATCCGCACCTCGCCCAGAATGCGTGCCATCAGGTCGATTCCGAAAGGGAAGGCGGCGTCCGTGACCTTCTTGAAGGTCTCGTACACTTCGCGGTCGGTGGCGTTGCCGTCGATCCACTCATGCCCGCCGAGCGCCCCACTCTCGTCATAGGCGATGAGCAGGTCGAGCATCTTCTCGATCGAATCCGACAATGCGCGTACCACTTCGTCGAAGTCGTCGCTCTCGCTGCTGGCTCCGATCTCGCGGACGGTGGCGTCGAACTGCTGCTTCCAGTCCCGATTTCGGACAATCGGAAGGACGGGCAGGCTCTTTGCCTGCCCGCCCAGCGTCACGGAGATATAGCGCCCCGCGACTTCCTCATCCGGTCGTAGCGGTGTAGGAGACGACACCTTACGCGGCCTCGGCGAAGGCGATGCTGAACGGCACCACCAGCGGCGTCGAGGCGTTGTAGTACGCCACGAATCGCATGGTCAGGCCGCCGAACTCACCCTTGCCGAATGGGATGGAGATGTTCTCCGAGCTATACGCGTTGGAGAGCGTCGTGGTCATCGTGCGACCGTCGAGTCCCTGTCCCACCAGAACCAGCTCCTTGTAGGCGCTGGTCGGAACCCGGCCGGCGGTCCAGGTGATGGTCGTCCCACCGCCGAGGTCGTCAGTCTCCACGACCTGGTCGCCCGTGTCGTGGCTACGGCCGAGCGACGCGACGGTCAGGTTGAGTGAGTTGATGGCCGTGATCTCGCGGAACTCGTACTCGCCCTCATCACCGATGCGGATGTTGTCACCGACGATCAGGCCTGTCGTGGCCGCCACTGGGATGATGGTGTCTCCGGCACTCACGTCAGCCGTCAGGGTCGTGTCTCCGCCACCGCCAGTGATCGCGCCGGTTCCACCCGCCGACGTAGCGCCAGGCAGCGCCCACGCCAGCTTCTCGGCGGTGAGCTGGTTGACGGTGAGCTCGACGGCGGCAACGACATCGGTGATGACCGACGTGCCCACCACCGGGCCGGCGGCGTTCTGGAAGTCGGGGTGCGCCTCGGTGATCTCGATGCTGACGGTCGGCGGTTCGGTCGTGCCGCCGATGTCGACCCCACCATAGGTGAGGGTGGTGGGAGAGCCGTAATACAGCTCCTCCGGGGTGATGATGACTGCCATTGGTTTCTCCTACGCGCTAACGGGGATCGTCGCTACTCGAGCCGAGTAGACGCTGAACACGAATGGCCAATCGGTGGCCGGGTCTTCCAAGGGTGCTCCGGGAACTTCCTCGATGGTGCCGTGGAAACCAACGTCGCCGACGATGAAGTTCTGTCTGTCGTGAAGGCGGTCATAGAGGGCGCGATAGACACGGTGAGCCTCGAAGTGAGACTCGCCATAGCAGCGGAACGTGACGCGCAGGTTCTGGGCGCGCAGCATCGGCTCGGTCGTCCCGCCGCTGACTCGGAAGACGACGTTCTTGGTATCGCCTGAGCGTGTGGCTGGCAGCTCGGGGGTGTAGACGTAGTTGCCGCCCAGCAGGGTGCGAAGCGGCGAGGGCTCACGGAGAAACACGACCAGCGCAGTCGGAACGTCGATCACTTCTCAGGCTCCGTAGGCCGCTCGTTATAGGGCACAAGCGAAACGGTGAGCATGTAGCCATCCGGCACATCGACACAGACCCGACGACCGCCGGGAATCTTCGATTCCTCGGGCTCAGGAGTCATCAATGCGTCACAAGGGCAGGCGGTCACGCGGCAACCGGTGTCGTTGTGGACCCGCGCGGGATGCTCGCAGTCAGGCCGGATGCAGATCATCTACTCCCTCCGAATCGCCTGGTCGGCGCTGAACTCGCGGTTGAGGATGCCCACGCTTCGCGCCATGCCTGCCTTTGAGGACTGGCGCATGAGGCGAGGGAACTCGCGCGCCGTGGAATCGAGCGCCATTGCCAGGAAGGGCCGATACGGCGTGTCGACGGTGCCCTCGTGGATGAAGAAGCCGTCACCGGAGGCGGTGGACACGAACACCACCGGATCGGGCCACTCGCTGAGGTGCTCGGTGTTGAGATGGATGGAATCCTCGGCCGCCCCGGTATCGCGGTAGGGGCGCAGGTTGGCGCGGGCCCGCTCGGCCACAACTTCGGCACCGGCCTCCATGCCGCGCTCGAGCAGCATCTCCAGTTCGCGGATGCCGGATTGACGAATCTTGAACATCAGGCGATCCGCCGCAGCTTGATCTCGAGGTGATGAGCCGCCACCCGTGCGTCGAGCTCGGCCACGCCGAGCACCTCGTAGGCGCCAGAGTCGTCGACTAGCGTGTCGCGCTCGATGACATCGAAGCCCGAGGGCAGTTCGGTGATGGCTGTGAAGTCGCTGATGACCGGGTTGAGGTCAGGCCCGTTGACAACCTCAGCGGCATCCCGCCCACGGCCACCGTTGGGGTCCACGCGGCCGCGGATGGTGCCGCGCACTACATCGGCCCATATCGGCTGCCCGCCGCCGTCCTCGCCCGTCTGGGTGCGTCCGGTGACGACCAGCGTGTCGTTCAGGTAGCGGTCGAAGGTGCTCACGGCGTCTCCGTGATGAGCGTCCTGTGCAGGCTCGTGCGCCGCATGCGGAACGGGCTGGTCAGCCCCATCCCCGACGCCGGCAATACCTTGGCGATCGCCGCGCCCCACACCGGGGATGACGCGCCGGGGAAATACGTCTCGCTGTACTGGCCGATGCGCACCGACTGAAGGTTGGACGGCAGGCTGCGGAAGGTGAGCAGGTCGTAGATGACTTCGCGGACCAGCACGGTATCGGTCGGGGTGTAGGTCACCGCCAGCTTGTCGCCCTGCCAGCCGGTGTCGATGAGATCCAGGATATAGCCGGCCATGAGGCGGTAGTCCGTCTCAGCCACCAGCGGGGTGCCGTCCGTCTCGACCGTCACCGCATTGGTGCGGCGCGATAGGTACACGCCGTCGATGTCCGATGGCCAGCGCAGGCGCTCGAGATAGAAGGTCTCGGTCCGTTCCCCGGTCAGCGGGCCGATCTCGACTGCCAGCTCGGCCTCGAGGCCGTCGATCATGGCCTGCGTAACCGCTGCACCCGCCCTGCTCCGAGCATCTGCGAGAGAGACGAGGGAGGTGTATGACTGGAATGGTGTCCCCCACTCACTGACTGCCGTGGTGCCGTCCGCGCTCTCATAGCGGACGCGGTACCAGGTAGCGGTTGAGCCCTCCGTGTCATAGTAGATATACGAGGTGGTGCCGGCGATGATCGGAACGGTGCCCTCGTCGTCGAACGGGCCGGATGAAGCCGCAGCTCGCTGCACCTGAACGACCGCGCCAGCGCCATACGCACCAGCGTTGAGCAGTTGATCCGGATTGGGGACGGGGATGGTGAGGATGTTCGGCACAGATCACTCCGGGTTGAGAGAGGTTGATCGGGCAGGTTGCGGAGCGAGCACCTGAGCTCGTATTGGTTCAAGTGAGACAGCCGTGGCAAGCGGAGGACTGCCGCCGATGATTGGGTCGCCCGATGCGGTTGCGACACTCGGGGCGAGTGTCGCAAGGGTCAGGATTGCGGTGAGCGGCGTCACCGTCTGTGGTGAGATGGCCGTCACAACTGGCACAAAACTGGTCAGCGCCAGCGCGGCCGCGGCTGGCGTGATGAGCTGGTTGTCGGTCAGTGCCACATCCGGCGTGAAGGTCGAGAGCGACAGGTCTGCAACACCCGTCATGACCGTGGTACCGGCGTTGATGGTCGGCGCGAAGCCGGTCGTCGTCAGTGATGCAGTGCCGGGGGTGACCAGCTTCGGGTCCGTCGTAGTGACGGCAGGGATGAAGGTGACGAGCGACAGGCTGGCCGGGCTCGGGACGACCATCTTGTGATCCGTGGCCATGACGCTCGGGGCGAAGGCCGACGTGCTGAGACTGACGGTGGTCGGAGTGACGACCTGATGATCGGATAGTACGACGGTCGGCACAAAGGTTGTGGTGGACAGCGCCGCAGTCGTCGGCGTGACCGATACCCCACCCGCCGCAACACTCACGTTCGGTGCAAACGTAGCGGTTGTTAGCGTCGCCACGGCCGGCGTGAGGGTCTGATGAGCCGTCGCTGCGACAGTCGGTTCTAACAGGTTCGCTGTAAGGACTGCCACACCGGGCGTGATCGTCTGATTGGCGGTCGCCGCGACTGACGGCGCGAAACTGGCCGTGGCCAGCGAAGCCGTACCGGGCGTGACAGTGACATTCGCTGGAGCCGAAACTTCGACCGTCTGCGTCGACGACAGGACGGTATACGAACCGCCCGAGGTCGGCGCTCCAGCCATGCGAATGGTGTACGACCCGGCATCGGTACAGGTGACGGTAACGCTGTTCTGGGTCTGAGAGTTGGTGTTGACCAGCGGGTTGGTGTCAGTCGTGGTCAGACCCGAGGTGGCCCCGATAGTGACGTATCCGCCGCCGGCGTCCACTTCCCACTTGAAGTCATAGCGCTGCACGCCACCACCGCCCAAGAGGGTTGGCGTTCCGGCGAAGGTGAAAGTCCCGCCAGTGTTATCCGTAACCGGCGAGGCGGGCGAATCGAGACTGATGCTGCTGAGGACCTTAGCCACGGTCTAAGCCAGCGTGAAGACGCCGCTCGCGTGCGCAGCTATGGTCAGGGTGTTGCCGTCCGTGGCCGTCACGTCCGCGGGCGTGTCATCGAGCAGGCAGTAGCACAGCACGTCCCCGCCCACTTCGTAGATCGCCGCGAAACGCGCCACGATATCGCCGCCCGCGGCAGTCCACACAGGATCAGTGGCGATGTCCACCGTGACCGTGGTGGTTCCCGAAAGAGTCAGGTCAACCGCGATCCCGCCGGCGGTGTAACCGCTGGCGGCGGCGTGCTCATTGGTCACACCGGCGAAGGTGGTCGAGCCCGCCCCGAGATTCGAGGTGGACAGGAACAGCGCCATCTTGAAAGTATCGTCGGCTACATCGAAGGTGCCATCGAGGATCTTCGTGCGTGCCGTATTGGTGAATGTCCAGGCCCCAGCGGCCATAAGTGCCTCCTTGCGCCAGGCATACGAATGGCCGGGAGACGCAAGCTCCCGGCCGAGAGCTATGTTGCCGCAACATCGCTGCCGCGGGCTATTGGACGTTTGGGCTACTCGCCGCGCTTTTCTCCGGGAGCGACTTCGACAGGGCGAAAGTAGTACGGGAATGCCTTGTACAGCGGGTCGTTCTCATCGGCTTGAGTCTCGCCCGTCACAATCTTGGCCTCGTTCCCGTCAGGATCAAGCAGCCTGCCGGTCTCGGTGGCCACGAACCACCGCGGCTTTCTCTTGCGCGGCATCTGCTGTTATCCCTTGCGCTTCTCGCCAGGGGCGGCGGTGGCCTGCTCGACACTGCCCCTCAATGGGTGGGGAAAGGTGAGCGGCCCGAACAGATGAGGGTTGGCCTTGACGGCAGGGTGGTCGGCCTCAAAGGCGTCTCCCCTGGTTACGTTGATGCGCTCTCCGTATGCCTCGGCTACGAAGCCCTCGAGAGCGACGAGGATGTTGGGCTTGGGTGTCTTGGCCATGGCGGTGGTACTCCGAAGTGGAGGGGGTTGCGGGGAGGGCGCGGACAGGGACGCCCTCCCCGATCAGGATTACGCAGCGTTGATCTTGAGCTGGCGTCCGCCGTCCGCGTTCAGCACACGGGCGGTGTTGCGCCAGAAGGCATAGATCCCGATCTCGCCGGTCGGGAAGCTGGGAGTCGCACCGTTGAGCATGTCGGGAATGACCTTCACGCTCATCCCCACGCGGTCGACGATCACGTAGTTACGCGGATCGGCGAACACGCCGACGATCGCGGCGTCCGTGGTGATGAGGGCCGATGCCGAGGGCACCTCCCACACCGGATAGCCGAGCAGGCGCAGGCCGGTGTTGCCACCGGGGTTCTGCTGCACCGTGCCGACCGCCGGATACTGCGCTCCGTTGAACAGGTGACCCGTGGCCGTCTCGAAGCCGGCAATGGTGTGGATCACCGAGCGGTTGAAGAACCACGCCGCGTTGGCGCGGTGCCGAATCGGCAGCGCCGCCTCGAGGGCGTAGATGTCCGCTACCGCGACCACGTTGTTGCCGATCGTCTCCAGGGCGGTGAAGGCACCGTCGAGGAACATGCCCTGCGGGAAGACGGTGGTCCCGACGCCGGTCGTGAACTGCGCCTCCTCCAGATTGTCCTTCGACTCGGCGAACAGGACAGACAGCTCCGACGCGAGGTCGGCGCGGTCCTGGGCCATCTCGTAGGAAGCGGTCACGAATGAGTGAGCACGCTTCACGATGTACTCGGGGCGGGCGAACGTCGGACCCTGCTCGGTGGCCGCAGCCGCTTCGAGAGCGTAGGCCGACACGATGGCGGTCGAGGTGAGCGCCTGCCAGGTGTCCGTGCCGGTGATGGAGACCACGCGGCACGCACTCCGGTACGGGTTGACCGTGGTGTGCGCCCCGATGGCGATGATGGTCGGATCGAAGGCGACCGGGACACTGAATCCGCCCGTGCCGTCCACGCCGACAGCCAGCGCCGCGGCTCGCTCGGACCCGCCCGTCTTGACGTACTTGTTGAAGGCCGCCCGGTACTGCGGGCTACCAGTGTTGAGGACGCGGAGGGCGACCTCCTTCTCTTCGGAATCGCCGTAGTCCACGAGTTGGCTGACGTTGGCCTTGACCTCGGCCTGGTCCGTCGCGCCGGGACCCACGAAGCGCATCGTCTCGATGGCCCGCAGGGCGTTGTCGCGCAGCTTGCTGCCGCGCTCCTCCGGCGTCCGAGACGCGCGGATCAGGGCGGGCACGTCGTAGATGTCATCATCGCTCTTGCGCTTGATGATGGCCGGCGCCTCGACCGGACCCTCAGTGTGGTCCGGCGAGTCAGCGAAGGCGCGCAGCTTGGCCTGTCGCTGGTCCCAGGCGGCGATGTCGCGCTCAAGCGCATCCATCTCGGTCGTCTGGGAATCCCATTCAGCCTGCGCCTCTTCGGGCAGCACGCCGGGGTGCTCGGTGGCCAGCGCTGCTAGGCTGGCCCGCAGTTCGGTGACGCGAGAAGCCTTCTCCTCACGGGTGATATATTCCACGGTTGCACTCCTTGGATCAGAAGGCCCGCCTTCGGGCGGGCTTTCGGGGGCTGGTGCCGGTGGTTCCGGCTCAGGGTCGATCCGCGGAGTGTCCGGCTGCAACGGCTCCTGCTCAGGAGTGTCGTCCGGCGGCTCGTCGGATGGGGGTGCGGCTTCGGCTGGTGCCGAAGTGCGGGCGGCTTGGGCCGATCGCAACAGCGCCTCGAACTGCTCGGGGTCGCGGCTGCGCTGGTAGAAGGTATCGGTCGTGGAGCGAGCTCCAGCGGTGGCCTTCGGGTTGGCCGGGAAGGTAACTGGGCCGAACTCGTAGACGCGTGCCTCGGTGATGGTGCGCTCGGGCAGGCCGTCCGGGTTGTGGGTCGATCGCTTGGGGCCGTGGTCCCACTGGTCCTTTTCGACCGTGAAGCGGAAGGATGAGCCATACGCCCCGGCAATCAGGCCTGGAGCCAGGTCTCGGTTGTATGAGGTGTCAAACAGCGGCACGGTGTAGGCAGGACCGATCGTGTCGGTACGCAGCTCGTCAATCGACCCCAGCACCTTGTTCCCGATCTGCGGGTCCTGGCCATGGTCATAGAGAACCTTCATCTGGCTGCGGCTCTCGGCGATCGTCTTCTCGAAGGCTCGCGGGCTGACGCTCTCCATAAAGTGGCCTTCGAGGTAAGAGTCCACCTCGTACCAGTCACCGAACGTCGAGAAGTGTCCGGTCATGGTCGGCATGGCGTCAGCGCCTTCGTTGAGGGCCTCGACAGGCTGCGCAACGGCGCGGGTTACGGGGAAGGGCAGCCGCGCAGGCGGGATGGCGGCCAGATCTTCGGGGGTCATGTGTTCGCTCCTGCGGCGGGCTTGGCGGCCGGCTTACCATTCGCCGGCTTCGGTGATGCGGGTTCGACTTCGATGGTGGGCTCGGACTTCTCGGTACCGGGTGGCAGGAGCTGAACGCTGAACCGGCCGGAGTGCTCCAGCAAGCTCGTATCCTCGGCCTCGACTGCTGCGACCGCAGACTCGGCGACGAAGCCATCACGGACGTACTGACCAATCGTGGCGCCCTTGATCCGCTCGATTTCGGCGGCGTCCTTGCGGTCTTCGCGCAAGAACGGGATGTCGCGGGTGTCGGTCCATAGCCGTGAACCCCTGGGCGCTGGCACGATGGTCTGCATCGACCCGGCGAAGTTGCCCCACGCCGGATGCAGGAAGCCATCGGCCACCAGTCGCCGTGCGGCGGCGAAGTTGCCGGCATTCAGGCTGGCACCCTGCAATCCTTCCGATAGCCCGACGATGGCGGGATGCACACGGGCTGCGGCCGCGATGCGCGTCTCGCCAGCTCCCTGCACCGTCTTGAAGCTCATCTGCTCGAAGTTCGAGCCCACCACCGTGGCGTCAGCCCCACCAGCGATGTAGAACGTCTTGTAGGCGTTGCTCAGACCGGCGTACTGGGCCTCGCTCATCTCCACCGCGCGCTTGAACTTCTCCGCGTCGGTGATGTCGAACTTCACGACCATGTTGGGGGTCGCGCCGTTCTCAAAGAACTTGAGCTTGTGCGACGTTGCCGCCGAGTCGCCCATGATCTCGCGGATGATGGGCGTCAACCAACTCATGCCGCGGAAGCTGGCCAGCGGATCGGGAACGAGCGTGAAGTGAGCCACCTGACCACGTTGCAGATACTCCGGCTCTCGGCCCGACCACTTGCCGCCGGGATAGTAGACGTAGCCCAGCACTTCGGCGTCGATGTCGCCGGCGATCACATCATCATCGCCATCGGAGCCGAGAATGATCGCCACCCAATCCGGCCGCAGGCGGCGGATCTGCCCGTTACGAAGGGTGGCGTAGAAGTTACCAGCGGTATCGACGTCGGTGATGGCCCTCGCCAGAAGGTCGCTGGTCCCCGCATTCGGCCACGGGCGCTCCAGGATCAACAGACTCTCGTCGCCCCACAGCTCGTCCGGGCGGCCGCCCCGCAGGCGTTGGTAAGTGAACCGCGCCTGGCTGAACAGCATCAGCCGCGTCAGCATGCAGGCGAACACCACGCCGTTGGACTTATACGCATACTGCACCAGGCTCGTGAAGCTGCCGGCGTCCAGCTCCTCACGATCGCCCTTCAGCGTCTCAGTCAGCCCGTTGAGCGAGTACTGGTTGCCACCGAAGTTCAGCCACGGCATCCAGTTGTCGACCCCGCCGCCCATCGGCGGATAGGTGATGGAGCGCTCGCCTTGCGGCAGGCCGAGGTAGGTGCGAATAGTGTCGATCATGCCCATGCGAACAGCGCCTCCTCTGGTTCGGCGGGAACTGCTGCAAAGGCATGCACCATCGAGGCAGCGGTCAGTGCGTCAATCACTCGGCGGTCCTGCTCTCCACCCTGGCGGGTCTGTGAAGGTCGATCGAATCGGGCGTCTCCGTGAGGAAGGACGCGAGCCACGGCATTGAGCGCGTGCTGGGTGAAGATGGGGTCGCCGGGATGCTTCAACCAGCCGGAGCGCAGCGCCTCCATGAACTTGTCGTAGTCATCGGTAGCGAACGGGTTGGTCTGCGAGCGGTCAACCACCGTGCAGCCGAACTCCTGCTCGACCCACTGGGCGATGTCCTCGGCTCGGGACATGTCCATGACCACCGTGCTGATCGGGTTGCGCTCGTTGATCTCGATAAACGCCCGCTTCACCTTGTCGGGGTCCAGCGATGTCCCGTCTCTGGGAGGGACGAGGACCTTCGGCACTCCAAACAGGCGGTAGTCGTGGTCGCGGAACCAAAGCGGAATAACGGCAGTGGTGTCCCACTTCCAGGCGATGTCAGCGCCCACGTCGACCGGCTGACCGGCTGGGATCTCGTCGGTCGTCTGTGCGGCGAACCATTCCGATTCTTGGATGGCCGCATTCTCGGAGCGAGTCGGCAGATTGCAGACGAAGCGCCGCCAATGGTGAATGGTCATGGTCGGCGAGTTGAACTTGGCCTCGAGATCGTCGACCGTGATGCCACTGAACGGATTGGCGGCTTTGACGACCCGGAAGTCCTCTACGTCGGCCTTCTCACTGACCGCCCAGTCGTGCAGTACGGCCCGCCCGGTGGCAGCCCGTACGAACGCGCCATCTCGCTCGTTCTCCGACTGGCGCAGTCGCTCACGCGTCTGCTCGAAGTCCGATCCGGGCTCCCCGGCGGTCGAGATGGTGACGATCTGGCCTTGTCGCTTGAGCAGCTTGCCGGACCAGGTGCGATACAGCCCCAGGTCACGGTGACGGTGGAGCTCGTCGATGATGCCGAGCGTCGGAATGACTCCATCCCCCGTCCGATCATCGGCGGCGAAGATCTGGATGCGCCCGCCGGCGAAGTGGTTGATACGTCGAAAGCCTTGCAGGCACTCGAAGCGCGGAACGTCCGTCTTACGCTTGCCCTTGGCCTTCTGTATCGCGGACGCCACCTGCTCGTACATGCGCGGCGACCGTAGGACGAAGCCCTCGGCCTGGCGATACATGATCTCGGCCTGCTCACGGGAGCTGGCGGCCACGGGCACCGAGGCATGCGGCCGATATTCGACGTGGTACAGCGCCAGCCCTGCCACGAGGGTCGTCTTGCCATTCCCCTCGGGCACGACCAGCCAACACTCGGGGTAGCCCGCGAACACATCCTCCAGAAACGCCTCCTGGAAGTCCTCCGGGTGCCACGACTCTCCCGTATCGAGGATCAGGTCGGCAGCCCACTCGCGGAAGTGTGAGAGCGTGAACGGTCCGCGCGGATCAGGCTTGACGTTGAGCATGTTCGTACAGACCTGTACATTGTTGCGGACGCAAGTGTTTCTCGCGGCGAGG